AATTTTGGCTCTGGTAAAAATCTTAAACTTGGATCTTGGTTTCTAGCTTGTTCTACTATGTTAGCAATACTATCTGGTGTTTGTGTAAATGGAGTTTCTTCTTCTACCTCTTCTTCGTCACCACCCATTAAGAATGGTGCAGCGATTGCACCTGCTCCTAATAAACCACCACCAATTCTAAATAAACTTAGATCAGCACCTTTTTTTCCACCTACTCTAAAAAGATTTCCTAATTGTCCTAACATACCCTCTCCACTTGCCAACCCTGTACCAAGTCTTGATCTAGCAAATAATCCAGGTAATCCACTAAAGCCACCCGCTTGTTGTAATAAGGTGCCTTTTCCTAATAACATTGGTGCAAAGTTTGCAGCAGTTGCTGCTAGAGCTATCTTACCTATAGGTGACTTAACTACTTTCTTAACAGCTCTTTTGGCTTTCTTTACAATTTTACCTAAAAAATAACCCTGTCTAGGTTCTTCTAGTGTCATAAGTCCACCGCCTGCACGTAGTTGTCTTTCCATCTGCATTCTAGATATTGTCATATTTTAGCCTAAATTCTCTTTGTATCGTGTTTTATTGTTATAATCAATCATATATATCGACTAGGTCTGCTAGTCCTCCCATCATAAAATCCATTCTTCTGTTTGTACCATCGATAAAACCACCATCTTTTTCTCCACCTCCATAGTCTTCTGTACTAGCTCCAGCATAGCTTCCATCATCACCTTCATAAGAAGCCATTTCAGATGCACTTGCTCCACCAGATCCATAGTCTTGATAACCTTTATCAGCAATTTCTTGTTGTGCTCTTTGTAAAGCTGCAGCATCAATAGCTGCCTGTCTTTCTTCAGCAGCTTTTCTATCAGCATCTCTTTGTTTAGTTTGTTGGCCATAAAAATTATATTTAGCCCTCATCATTCTTGTCATTTGATTTGCTTTGGCTGCATTTGAACCTACAAACATTCCTGTTTCTTCATCAAATTCAGCACCATATTTATCAGCTAATCTTCCTGATAAAGATTCACCAAGGCTTGCATACTCTTCACCCACTCTTTCTGCATAATTACCAAAACCAGATCTAGTATTTAATCCAAATGGGTCTTTAGATAAACCGGATTGGTTATCACCAAATACTGTTGGACCGGTGTAGCCCATATTTCTTGCTATGAAAGCTTGATCACCTCTAGGCAATGTTCCAAATCTATCTGGAATAAGATTTGCAAGAATACCTAATTTCATTCTAGGTTCGTAACCTTCAGCTATAATATCATCTGCTGATTGTGGTGTTAAAAAATTTTGTATGTTACCAGCAAAAGTTCGTTCTTGAGGAATTGCTGTACCAGATCCAATATATTCTCCTGCATCTGCTCCAGTTAATTGTTGATCTCTCATAGTATCAAAACCAAAAAATTTATCAGAAGGATTATTAAGTCTATTCTGTCTATCAGTAATTGTATCCATAAAGTTTGTTGTTAAATCTCTTGTGGTTCCAGTAAAGGCAGCTCCCCCACCTCCGCCACCAAGTGAAGTTATTCCTGTAGGTTGTCTAAATGTATCATTTTCTACACTACCATCGCCAGGTATTTTAAATGCACCACCTCTAAATTGTTCTTGAGGTATAAAACTAAAACCTTGATTATATATATCCTGGTCTGCTTGATTGTAAAAACTTGGTGCACTAAATATTGACATTATTTATCTTCCTCGGACCCTGCTCCTAGTGGAGGCATGTGAGCTACCTTAATTTTAACAGATCTTGTAACATCTTCTTGAACAGTATCTGTATCTGGATTTGCAATATCATCCTCTGCCTCTTTGTCAGAGTTATATTCATGATTTGTTTTTTTATTTCTTAATACTATTTCAGTTTCACATTCTACAACCGGTACTTTTTTACCGTCTATTGTTACATATCTAACTGATGGTGGTTCTGTAAATGCCATATTATTCCCTTGTTATTTGTAGCACAGAAAAGATTATATGTAATCTATTTCCTGTGGCCGCTGTTGCTTTTATAACCTCTCCCTCAGTAATAACAAGAGGATGTGTTAACAATTCTACTGTAGCGTTGGCTGAAATAGCCTTAGTTTTAAACAAATTAAACACGTTTGAAGATGTGTCTGTTAAAGTTATAGTTATGCTATCCGCGTTCCCTGAGTCTTCAGAAACTAATATAGATTTAATTATACTAGTTGTAGCAGTTGTTGATGTGCTATCTGCTGGACTCGTGTAAACAGTAGTCTCTCCAGTAGAAGTTAGATCTACTTTTGAATTTGTATATATATTAGCCACTTAAAAACCAAGAGAATCTCTCTTGCTCCTCTTTTATATTATTTAAATAAGTTGAATTTAATTGTTCTATAACACCAGATAAAGATCTGTTTATTTGTTTCTGTGTAGAAACATCATACTCTTCTTTTGGTTCTGGTATTCTTACTACTATCTTAGTCATTATCTCCTACCATCTGATTGTAAATCTAATTTTAATGTACCAAATCTCCAGGATTCACTGGCTGCATCGTTTTCTATTTTTATATTTAAAAATCTACCTCTTGCTCTAGTATCTTTTTTAAGTGTGCTAGATGTAATTGTAAATGGACTCAAAGCAGTATTAACCTGTGAGTCTTGAGGGTATCTTTTAACTCCAAGGCTTATTTTACAATTACCTGCTAATGTTTTAAAATCAGGCACAAATCTACGTAGTGCTAAGAAAAACTCACCTGCAATAGATCCAGATGCTACACCACCTTGTGCTGTTCTTCTCATTCTAGACTCAAGGTCTATATCATATGATTGTATAAATGATGTAACAGTTGTAGTGGATCCATTAGGATTAACTTGATCAGTTCCTACTTCGTGTTCAAACAATGTTGTTTGTCCTAAACTTGATTGACCTACAATTATTGGAAATGTACCATCAGATGTTGAACTATATTTAGTTGCAAAAGGTTTTGGATATATGGTTGCATCAACCCAACTTGTTCTAGCTTCTGTGCCTGTATACCAAACACCTCCCGGAACTTTTGTTAAAGAAGATTCACCATAATTATATATTACATATTTATCGTTATACTCAGAACCTGCAGATGGATAATACCAAACAACTTCTGTAAATAAATTATTTAAACCTGCGTTTACTTGTTGTCCCTTTGTAGTATCAATGTTTTCAAATACATGATCTTCGACACTACATGGTAATGATCTAACTGTACCATCAAAAGCAAAAAATCCTTTTGGTGACATCCAAAAAGCAACACCATCTATTTCTATAGCAGCGTTCTTACCTATCAAACCACAGTTAGTACCAACTTGTTCAAAACCAAATGTAAAAGGTGCGCCGATAAATTTCATAGTGTACAATGCATTGTCGGTCCATATCAAAATACTTTCTTTTGCTTTTAATGCACCTATAATTTTTGTTCCATCTTGTAGTCTTTGTGTTCCTGCAGTGTTTGTTGCAGATGGTGCATAGGTATCAATACCTTCTTGATTAGAAAATCTAATAAACATATCATCTTGAGTTGCTGTGTTACCTATGGTTGTTTCAGTTGCAAGATGTATTAAGTGTCTTGTTGTTGGTGACACTAATGTAACTCTTGATGCAGTAGGATTGTTTGCTGTTGAAAAATTAGTTGTTGTAGTAGAGGCTCTGTTTGTTAATGGTGATGCAGCTCCACCGTTCCATGTAAATGTTTTACCATTTGCAACTGTAGCAATTAATACTTCACCAAAATTATCTAATGACCATAGTCCTGGTTCTAGTGCAACAGAAGATGCAGATGCAGCTTGGCCCCATCCACCACCTCCCCATGATGATACACCCCAACCATAACCATATGTTTGTGCTCTTGGTCCTACAGGCTCAAAAGGTTTTAAACTTAAACTACCACCAGTAGATACTGTACCAGTTGCATTACTAGATTGTGTTATTGTAAACGTGCCGTTCGTAGGCACAGTTATAACTTGAAAATTTTTATCTTCAAAATCTGAATTACTAAAACCTGTACCACCCGGTAAAGTTACACTATCTAATTGTACTATATCTCCTACAGATAAACCATGAGCAGATTTTGTAATTGTACAAGTTGGTGATCCGTTTGTAGTTGCAATAGTTGCAGAAGTTAATGTAGTTTTAAGTGGTGTAACATCATACAATTGACCTTCAAAGTATATAAGTAAAAATTTATCTGTACCAATTGCTACATATCTATTTCCTGTTAAATCGGTAAAAGCATGCATAGCTCTTGCAACACCTACAATAGTGCTAGTAACTAGGGATGACCAACCACCAACTTTTTCTGGTTGACCATATCTAAATCTTACATTGTCAGAGTCTACCCAACGATTCTCTGCTCCAGAGTCTGATGATTGTTTATCGATTCCAGGTGCAAATCTATATTCTATTAGAGCCATATCCTAACTCCTAGATTTTATCTTTATAGATCCAGCCTCTAGTTGCGTTTACATAAACTAATGTAAACGCAGAACTGTTTACACTAACAACTAGGTTAGACGCTGCACCTAAAATATTAGATCCGTTTCTGGCAATAGTTAAATTGTTAGAGTTAAAGTTATTACCGCTATCTATAAAATGCACTTCGTTTCCAATTGCTGGTGATGCTGGTAGGGTTATTGTTACAGAACTACTTATACCACCACCTGATGTATCTACTAATAATTGATCCCCATCTACAGCAGTATACGCTCCCGGTACAGTGTAATAGCCTTTGTTTATTAATCCTTTATTTATATTCGTGCCATCTGAATATAGTAAAGATTTAGAACCAGCAGGTAATACTACCCCGGTCCCTGATGCAGTTTTAAATGTTAATGTATAATTATTTGATGTTCTAGCTGTGCCATCTTCTACAATAACAACTCTTTCTGTAGAATCTGGTAATGTCACATTTCTATTCGCTGCTAATGTACCAGTTAATTTGTAGTATAAATTTTTACCATTTGATACAGCACCATTGCTTATGGCCAAAGCAACATCACTAGCCGCAACGTCTACAGATATGTATCCTGATGCTGCTTGTTCTAATTGTTGTAAATTGGTGTTAGTTATTGTACCCCAAGTACCGGACTTCTCCCCGGTAGTCATTAACTCTAATTTTAAATTCGTCGAAAAACTCGATGCCATATTACTCCTATGGGTTCAATGGGTCTATTGGGACCCACACCCCTGTTGCGTTTGGATCTATATCGTTCCAAGATACCACATTAATAGTGCCTATTGCAAGGTTAAATCTATTACCAATTGGTCTAACTCCAAAGTCAACTTCTGAATTACCGACCGCTATATTTACTCTTTTACCATTAACCAAAACAACCACATTTTGAGATCCTACTCCTGCAAATGTTGTCGATGCGAAAGGTGTTGCTCCAAATAACATTATGGTAACTTCCTCCAGGTTTGTGTTGCGTTTACTGGTACCTGATCCCACTGTCTTATTGTGATATCAGATGTGCCTATTTTAAACCCTTCACCAGAAGGTAAAGCTTTTGCTTTTGCAACTACAGTAACATCGCTTGTAGATACTGTAAATCCTTTACCAGATACGATAGCCGTAGCATTTGCCTTAGCTGTAGCATTACCTAGAGCTACCTCAAAGCCACTACCTGTTACTGTTAGATTACATTTACCAATTATTGATACAGCGCCAGTTGCTATGTTTGCCCTGATCCCCGTTATAGGAGGCACGGCACCTGCTTTTGTGGTTACTGTACTATTACCTATTTCAAAACCATTACCAGTTACCGGTACGTCTTTAGGTATAGATGCTTGCGCATTACCAATACCAAGTTCAAGACCTTGTCCTGTTAGGACCTCTACTGCTTTACCTACAATGGTTACATTACCTGTAGATATGTTAACTCTATTTCCAGTTACAGAAAAATTAGCGTCACCAACAATTGTTGAATTACCAATACCGACGTTTAGTCTAATGCCCTCTACTCCTACAAATGCATTAGGATTGAAGCCTACATCTGAAAAGGCTGATGCTGAAAAGGGTGTAGCACCGAAGTACATGCGAGGTTACCTCGCAGTACAAGGGACGTTATTAGATCCTACTAATGATTGACCAAATGCCATAAAGATGTATGTGTTACCAGAAGCATTTTCTCCACTTCCACTTAATCTCCATTTGAAACCATTACTTAAAAAATCAACATAATAATCTGTACCTTCTGCATTTGAAAGATCAGGAAATAAAGCTTTACTCATTTGATTTATTGGATCTCTTTTACTATCCCACATTCCCCAACTACTTGCTGCATTAGTTCTTTTAGCTATTAAAAACGCAGGTTTAAATCCTGTATAAACAAATGTACCATTAGTAGAACCATTACCAGTATAAGAACCAAACTTGCTGTAACCAGGTTTTTCTGTGAAGCAATACATTACATAAGTTGCACCACTACTATTAACATAAGAATTACTATCTACAGTTACTGTTGTTGAACTAACTGCACTAACCAAACCTCCACCAGCACTTGCTGATGCACCAGTACTATTTAAAACAAGGTAATTACCATAACCTAATGCAGAAGTTTGAAAATTCCAATCTTCAGCGTGACTTGTTTTTTTAATAATTACAACATCTGGTGATGCACCTAATCCATGACCAATAGTAGCACTACTTCCTGTTCCTGTGTATGTTGATATAGAAAAACCTGCTGTTGTATTAGCTGATGTATAAGTTGTGTTTATAGAACCATCTGTATTAGCTGAACCTGCACCATTTGCTTTCCAGTTCCATGAGGCATAAGTTTGACCACTTGCATTCATTCCATCTCCATCTCCTGCTGTAAATCCATCAGTATCAAATGATTGAATGCCATTTAAACCTATATCATCTTCAGCATTAGTAGTATCTGCTCTTAATCTTTTAGTGCTACCTCTAACAACATCTGATAATATATGACTTTCTGTATTACTTCTTGATTTTATCCAAACTAAATCTGGTTGATGACCAACACCTGTTATAGCTTGTGTAGCACTTCCATTACCAGAATAAAGTTTAGTATTAAAATAGTCTGTCGATTTATTTATTGTAGTATATGCCATATTATTCGTTTAACCCCTTAGTTGATAAAGCTGTGTAGCCAGTTGGTACATCATATTCAAAAATTCCATTTCCACTTGCGTTAGTTCCTGCACTAGATACTGCTGTTGTTCCGAAATAGCCATTGCCGAAGTTTGTTTCTACACTCCAACCATTATAACCACTTGCAGCAAACATGTAAGTTTTACCAGTTGTAATAGAAACTCCACCTGTTCCTGATGAACCGCTTGTTGGATCTCCACTATTTCCCCAAGTTCCATTTACTCCAAAATAAACATATCCATTATCTAAATCTAAAGCTACTTGCAAGATGTTTCCTGCACTACAACTTTCATAACCATTAATTTGAGTATTATTTTTAGCAAGATGACTTCCATCTCCTCTTTGTGCAACTTGATTTGGACCAGTTCCTATAAAAGCCTGACTTGTACCCAATTGTTCAAAATAATCTGCATCAGTTACTCCAACATATAATCCAGTACCAAATCCACCAGAACCACCAACAGTAGCAATTTTAGTTTCAAAATAATATTTACCTGAAGAAGCTCCTAAAGTGCCTCTTGTAATTCTTGTACTTCCATTTGAATTAGTTACCTTGTTATTTCCATTGGCAAATGTATAATTTGATGCGTGAGTAGATAAAAGATCTATTGTTGAAAAAACATTGCTTGGATTA